AGGAGAAGCTGGAACAGGTAAGAGCCATTTGGCTTTTGCTATGATAAAAGCTTTATCTGAGTATACGAAAGAGATTGCTATCTTCATCAACGTGACAGACTTGTTGATGAAAATTAAAGCTGATTTTAGTCAGGAAGAGTTCCTGGTCAATAAAATTGCTAGTGCCAAGTTTTTGGTTTTGGATGATTTGGGCATGGAGAAGGATAGCGAATGGTCGTTTACTATTCTCTACAATATCCTGAATAAGCGTTCAAATACAATCATTACCACGAATTTGATTTCTGCTGATATTCAGAAAAGATATGGCAGACCCTTCATGTCCAGACTGATGAAGGGTGTGGATAAAGACCATTTGATGGTTTTCAATGATTTGACAAACAAGCGGAAGCAATATTTTTAGAACGGAGGTGGCTGATGTTTATTTTAAAGCATGGGACAAGAGAGGATAAGCCGTTTCTGAGATCCGTGGTTATCGGTGTGACTGGCTTGGACATTTCATGTTCAGAGGAGAAAAAAGCTATGCGGTTTGTTTCTCGGGCGGCAGCCGTACAAGTTGGCAAGGCTTTGAGGGGTTCCTTTGGGAATTTCTATCCAGTGGAGGTGAAGGGATGAAAGATATCAGAATACTAGATGCGTGCTGTGGATCTCGAATGTTTTGGTTTGATAAACAAGAACCACATACAACATATATGGATAGACGTGAAGAAGAGTTTGAAATTCACAAAAAGAAAATCAATGTAAAACCAGATATTGTTGCAGATTTTCGAGATATGCCATTTGATGACGAAACATTCAATCTTGTTGTATTTGACCCGCCACACCTGCTATGGGCTGGCCAGAAATCGTTCATGCGTGCTCAATACGGACAACTAGACTTACTGACTTGGAGATTAGACCTACAACAAGGTTTTGAAGAATGTTTTAGGGTCTTGAAAACAGGCGGAACACTTATTTTTAAGTGGTCGGATGCTCAAGTAAATGTTAAGGAAATTTTGGAATTAGTTCCACAACAACCACTTTTTGGGCAACAGCGTGGGACAACTCACTGGATAGCTTTTATGAAATTTTAGGAGGTATTGATGATTGAACTCTATTTCATTTACAACGGTCACCGCAAGATACTCATTGGGAGTTTTGTGCACATACATAGCGCAATCAATGAATTAAAGAAACATCAAGCCAGCTATTCCGCTATTAACAATCCACGATTTCATAAAAGCATGAGTGGAGAAAACATCAGGATTGACTACGGAGCAGTTGACTGCTACTACTTGATTACGAAGAAAACGGAGGAAAAATAAGATGAATACAAAAATGAATTTAGAAGAAAAGGTTCAACAGTGGTTTATTGACCGAAATTTACATGAAGCAAATCCAGTCAAGCAGTTCTTGAAGTTGATGGAAGAATCAGGAGAATTGTTTGAGGGCATTGCAAAGGACAAATCTGAGCTGATTTATGATGCGCTCGGAGATATCCAGGTAGTTTTGATTGGACTTGATCAACAGATCAAGAACGGGGCTCAGATTTCAGCAAATCAACAGGAACTTGAATTGCTGCTGATGGTTTCTAGTCTGGGTAATATCGCTCAGAAGCTATATGCTCATGTCTGTCACAATGAGACACAGAATCCTTTAATCAAAGCAGACTTGATGTTTCTTGAAAGTGTGGTTAGTACAGTTTCATTTTGTAATGGTACCACAGCTGAAAATTGCTTAGAAGAAGCTTATGAAGTTATCAAGGACCGCAAAGGAAAGATGATTGATGGGGTGTTTGTTAAAGAGAAGGATTTGTAAAATGAGAAGACTAGGAATTGTATTAGGAGCGGTATTTGTAATCGTTGCATCGCCATTTGTAGTTCAGTATGGTTGGAATGAGATTATCACAACAATTGTTCCAGTTGGTAAAATTACAGTCTGGCAAGCTTTAGGGATGGATGCACTACTATCTTTCATCTGGCCTGTATTATCTAGCAAAAAAGAATCTGAAGAGGATTATTCGTATGCTGTAAGAAGTAGTATTTCAAAAATCATTACATGTGCATTTTTGATATGGTTAGCTAGTTTGTTTATTTAAGGAGTGTTAGCATGATACCAAAATTTAGAGGGTTATCCATTGACGAAAACAGCAAAGGAGAATGGCAATACGGACATTTAATTGAGGATAGAGGAAGAGCATTTATTATCAACGAAGTGGTAGAAGCCAATGAACAATACATTACTATAGGTTCTTGGTGCCCTGTAAATATAGAATCAGTAGGACGTTTCACAGGGATGTTTGACAAAAATTTACGGGAGATATATGAGAAAGATGTTTTTGGTACAAAAGATGGTTTGTTAAACGGAATTATCGAATATAGAGAAGATTTAGGAATGTTTGTAAATAGCTTGATTCGATACAATAATTTTGAACGATTGTGTAATGTGGCTAGCGATAGAGAAATCATCGGCAACGTATATGAGAACCCAGATCTTTTGGAGGTCAAGGAGTGAGATATTTAAAAATTCTATGCGTTGTTTTACTCGCATCCGTCCTCGTAGCATGTCACCAGATTTCGAGTGGGACAGTTGTAGATAAATACATTGATGAACCTCACACAACGTTCATACCTGTTATGAACGGTAAAAGTTCGGTACTTGTGCCAACCAGAACCGAAAGAAAATATATTCTAGTTGTTTCTGGATACGCAGGTAATAAGAAAGTTGAAGAAATATTTAAAGTGACATCAGAGGAATACAAATACTATAAAATTGGTAATACTTTTATAAAAGATGCTGTTTTAGAAAACAAGGAAGGGGACAAATAATGAAACCTGAAAAAATTGACAACGTAAACAAACCAAATCATTACATCGGTACTTATGGTCTTGAAGTGAAAGAGGTTACAGCTAATTTCATCAAAGGCAAGACTGAGATGGAAGCACATCACTGGTACAGTGCTGTCGAGTATTTGCTTCGATACAAAGAGAAAAACGGTCTTGAAGACCTAAAGAAAGCACGCAAGAACCTTGATTGGTTGATTGAGGAATTGGAGAAGGAGAATAAAAATGATCAATAATGTTGTGTTAGTAGGTCGCTTGACTCGTGACCCTGAGTTACGATACACACCGTCAAATGTAGCTGTTGCGACTTTCAGTTTGGCAGTGAATCGCAATTTTAAAAATCAGGCAGGTGATCGTGAAGCTGATTTTATCAGTTGCATCATGTGGCGCCAGCAAGCTGAAAATTTCGCAAACTGGTGCAAAAAAGGGAACCTGGTAGGAATCACAGGCCGCATCCAGACTCGTAGCTATGATAATCAGCAAGGACAACGTGTCTATGTGACGGAAGTTGTAGCTGAAAGTTTTCAAACTCTTGAAAAGAAGGATAATTCTGCGAATCAGTCAAGCATGGAAAACCAGATGCCACCAAGTTTTGGAGCAAGTGATCCGATGGATATTCCAGATGATGGATTGCCATTTTAGGGAGGTGTGAAGGATGAACAGACTGAAACAATTGAGAAAAGAAAAGGGGTTGACTCAGCAGGAATTATCTGAAGCAATAGCTGCACCAGCTCGGACTATTCAACGTTGGGAAAATGGAGAAAACCAAATCAAAGCGAATAGAGCAAGTCAGTTAGCAGATTATTTTGGAGTAAGCGTAGGATACTTGCTTGGTTATGAACCTGAAAGTGAGCAAGTTAGCAATTATCAAAAAATAAAAATTTGCTTCTCTAATGGTGAAGAACTTAGTTTTCTAGTAAGAAATTTTACAGAAAAAGAACTTACGAAGATTACTAGTCAGTTCAACAATGGAAATTTGATGAGGATTAGAAATTTGTCTGTCAACCCTAAGAATGTCAATTATTTTTATGTTGACGATTTTAAAGAAAGCGAGGGGGTTGAGAATGAACATACAGGGACTAATTGAACGATACGAAAAATTTAAAGCTAGCAAGAAGAAATTGACCTCGGTTGATTTGGTTTTGAAAGACTTACGGTCTTTGGACGAACCAGAACCGTTGCCGTTCAAGTTAAAAGATGTCGTTCGTCGAATCAGAGGGTTTGATCCGACGACACAGACTAGATGGCTCAATGACATCCTTAAAGAATTAGGGGACGACTACGGTTCGATGAAATATCGCAGTGGTTACGAGCAAGGTAAACTGGAAAGCATGGTTGAACGTGAAAAAGTCAAAGTTCCAGAGTTCATAGAGGACTGGATTTTCGAATGCCAACTTTTAAAAGATTTTAGTTTGCGTGATGCACTAGATAGTAAAACAATCCATCTCTACGCTAAAAATAGCGAATTCGTGAAAAAATGGCTTAAAGTCAAGAAAAACCAAGAAATATTTGCCAGAGCTTGGCTTTTCGACTACGAGGCTGAGAAAGAACCAAAGTATAGAGTCAAGTTAAAAAATACAGATGACTATTTAAACGAAACAGAGACTGGATTCCATTTTTATAACAATTATAAAAACAACAAAATATTTACACGAAAGGAACTAGAATATTCCGATTTTGGCTGGGTGTTCGATTGCCCAGGGATTGAGATTGAGGAGGCAACAGAATGAAACGTTTTATCGCAATCTGGATTTTATTGTCTGCTGGATTGAATATCTGGCAGAGTATCCACATTAAAAAACTAGAAGCAAAGCGTCCGATTGTCATCTATAAAGCTGATAACAAAGGCGCAGAAATCAAAGGCAGAGTTTTACAAAAGGAGAAGATTGGCGACATGTACACTATCACAGTGCAAAATTACGGAATATTCGTAGTTACTCAAACAAACTATGAATCTCTCAAAATAGGAGATGAGGTAATATTGTGATGGCAAAGTACAAGAAACCAACTTACATCATCATTCAGGAAGCAATGGCAGAGCGCATTAGATTTCTGGAAGATGAACTTTATGAAAGGGCCTATAAGGATATTGAGAAATTAGAAGCTCAAAATGATTTCTTAAAAGGTCTTTGCAACAACCAACTTGAAATTATCATGGATTATGAATGGAAGCAGATGCAAGAGCAAGCGGCATTCATAAAAGCTAATACTAGAAAGTGGAGAGCAAGATGCAGCTAAGACTGAAAGAACTTAGAGAGGATCTATGTCTATCTGTAGGACAGATGGCGAAAGAGACAGGTGTTTCACAAAATACAATCCATTTGTATGAGCGAGGCGGATATCCGTCCATTAAGCAAATTGAAATGATTGCTAAAACATATGACGTGAATCCTGCTTGGTTAGTTGGATGGATAGATGATGAAATGAAGCCTGGAGTCCAGGTCGTTGAAAAAGTGGTCTATAAAGAAAGTCCAACAGCAAGATTGCCAGATTATTTTAATAATAATAACGATGGTAAGATTATCAAATGGAAACAAACACGAAGATTTCGAGGAGGTAGGATTTGAAGAAATTGAGCGACGAAGACCTCAAAACATTAGACAGAGAACTTTTCAAATTTCAAAACGTTCAGCGTACAATAGATTTGAGAAGGCTAGAACTAGAAACTCGAAATCCAGATGCTCAAAGTGGGCCCAGCGTAGGAATAAGCAAACCTACCGAAACTATTGCAATCAGAATAGCGGATGATCCAACCTTAAAATTTCTCGAAGGGTTCAAAGCTATTATTAATAAACTCCTGATTAATCTAGTTGATGAAGATAAGGAAATCTTTAATCTGCGCTGGAGATATCCTCAACTGAGATGGGAAGAAATAGCAGAACAGAAATTCATGAGCAAAGCTACAATCTATCGACGTAGAAGGATTATCTTAGAGCAGTACGCTATTTTGAAAGGTGAGTTATAAATAAACATGAGACAAAATACATCTTGAAGTCTCACAAAAAAAGGTCTATTATGATAGCATGAACTTCTGAAAACAAAACACAAATCACATGTTGGAGTCATCCTATTTTTTTCCAGAAAAGTTGTTTAACAGAGGAACATCATGAGTCAGCAATCAGCTGGCTTTTTGTTTTGCAGAAAGGAGGTAGAACATGGAATTTGTATCACCGATAAAAGATAATGACGACATCCAGGCAATGAAAGATTATCTCAGAGAGTGGAATGAGATGTATTATATGTTATTTATTACAGGTCTGAATACTGGATTGAGAGTTGGAGATATCCTCACTTTAAAAGTTAAAGATGTTCAAGGCTGGCACATCAAGCTGAGAGAACGGAAGACTGGCAAGCAGATAACAAGACGGATGACGAAAGAACTCAAGAAAGAAATGAGGAGATATGTCGAAGGCAAACCATTTCATCATTTCTTATTCAAGAGTAGGCAAGGTCAGAACAAAGCAATCACTCGTGAGCGAGCCTATCAAATCATTCATGAAGCAGCTGAAGAACTAGGCATTGATAATGTTGGCACGCATACAATGCGCAAGACATTCGGCTATAAATATTACAACAAGACAAAGGACGTAGGGACATTACAAAAAATGTTCAATCACTCATCACCTGCAATTACCCTGAGATACATAGGGATAGAGCAAGCAGAGCTTGATGACGCACTACGGAACTTTGTCATTTAATTTTTTTAGATATCACTTTCACATACTGAGTTAAGCATAAACTGAAAAAATCAAAGGCATGAAAAGCTAGGAGCTGTAAGGATTTGAGAATCAAGGGGAGTTTAACAAAATATAAGATATGTGAAAGTGAGGGATAAAATTGGTATAGTTGCAGGAGAGGTATATGTTACTCATAGGATATTTAGTTTGTTATTTTATCGCATTGATGTTTTTGAAAATTGTTTTCGATTGGACAAAAGAAGATGTAGGAAAAATATTTAAACACGGATTGATTTTTCTATTTCTGCCATTAGTATTCGTTGGAGCTCTCGTATATGATTTTGTAAATAAAAAAAGATGAGACAAAAGCCATCTTGAAGTCTCACGAAAAAAGGTTTATTATGGTAGCATGGTTTTCTTGTATGAGAGGGGATAGGTCACCGGCCTGTCCCTTTTAGTATTGGAAAGGAGGTTTGCTATGTACAACAAACCTATCAGACAAAGCTTGAAGACAAGGAAGTGGAACAAGTTCCGTGACAAGGTCATGAGACAACACGATTACCTTTGCCAAGAAAGTCTGAGATATGGACAGTCAGTTCCGGCTGAAATGGTTCATCATATTTACCCAGTATCTGAGTATCCAGAGTTGGAATATGTATCTTGGAATTGTTTACCACTGACGAACAGCAAACATAATACGTTTCATGACCGCAACAACGATAAGATAATCGGAAATGGAATCTATTGGCAAAAAAGAAGAAAAAAAGAATTTTTAAATTTTTTTAAAAACAAAAATGAAAAATGAAAAAATTTTTTTAATCCCCCCCACTTCAAAAAAATTTTTTCGAAGCCTCTGGGAACCGGTGAAGGGAACTTTTTCCAAGTCGGGGGCCTTCAAACAAAAAGGGGGTAAAAACTAAGCGATTTTGACGGAAGGAGGTAGTTTTTGGCTAAACCAATTACAGCGAAGTCGATTAAGTCAAAAGTGGTCAAGCAAATGAAAGACTTGGGCACTTATCGTAAAGAGTTTGAAATGATCATTGACATCTTTGCAGGTATGCTATATCAGTATCAGAAACTTGCTCAAGATTATGCTGACATGGGTTATCCAGTAACAGACACCTACGTCAATAAGGCTGGTGCAGAGAATGAGCGCAAAGTTCCAATCTTGACAGCGATGGAAATTTTGAGGAAAGACATCCTCAGCTACTCTAATCAGCTTATGATGAATCCTAAGTCGCTCGGTGAGGTAGTAGAACAAGAAGGTGATTCAGTTCTTACTGAGGTCCTGAAGTTCAAGAACGAAATCAAGAAGAAGCGAGTGACTGGCAATGGGTAATCTTGATAAAGCGAAAGAGTATGCTCGGCACGTCATTTCTCACAGAGAGGAACATTGCGAGGAGAACATTCTTGCAGCTGAACGTTTCTTGCGTGATCTTGAAAATTCTGAGTTTGAAATGGATGAGGATATCGTTGATTTCGTTGTTCACTTCATCGAAAACACGATAGTCCATCAGCAGGGCGATGATATGTTTGCGGTGTCTATCCGTAACAAGCCATTACTCTTGCAACCGTGGCAACATTTTGTAGTTGTGAACCTGTTTGGATTTTACTACAAGGGTACAAATGAGCGCAGGTTCAAAGAAGCGCTTATCATGCTTGCTCGGAAGAATGGGAAAACCTCATTTACTGCTGCAATCGCTCTTGCTTATCAGATATTAGACACAGACAGCGGTTCAAAATGCTATATCGTGGCCAACTCGGTCAAGCAAGCGATGGAAGCCTTTGGATTCTTAAAATTCAATGTAGAGCGATGGAATGACAAGAACATTCGTATCAAGGATAACAACCAGGAACACTCAATCACTGCTAATTTTGGTATCGAGGGTTCTTTCTTTATCCAGGCACTGGCCAACGATGAAAGCCGTTTGGACTCATTGAACGGTAATGTAATTATCCTGGATGAAGCTCACACGATGAGGAACAGTAAGAAATACGGTCTTATGAAGAAAACAATGTCAGCATACCGAAACAGTATGCTTTTTGTTATCTCTACGGCTGGTGATATTCCTACTGGATTCCTTGCTAACCGTCTGAAATATTGTCAAAAGGTCCTTAAGCAGTTGGTCAAGGATGATTCCTTGTTCATGTTTATCTGCAAAGCTGACCAGACGACTGATGGAGACGTGGGCGATTACCTGGACGAGAATGTGCTTAAGAAAGCCAACCCTTCGTGGGGAGTGACGGTGTCGCTCAAGGCTCTGAGAGAAGAAGCCGAACAGGCTATGAACGATCCACAGACAAGAAATGAGTTTTTCAACAAGACTTTGAATGTCTTCACAAACTCTATGAATGCTTATTTCAATCCTGATGAATTCATAGCGTCGGACAGTTGTTACGATTGGAGTTTAGAAGAGCTGGCACGCTTGCCGATTCGCTGGTATGGTGGTGCGGACTTATCAAGATTGCACGACTTAACAGCTGCTGCTCTCTATGGTGTCTATCATGACGGAGAGAAAGACGTTGATATCTGTATTACTCATGCTTTCTTTCCTCGTATTAATGCTCAGAAGAAGGCTAATGATGATGGGATTCCACTTTTTGGCTGGCAGTCGGATGGCTGGCTGACGATGAGCAACACCCCAACGGTCCTGTATGATGATATCGTCAAATGGTTCATCAGCATGCGTGAGCGTGGATTTAAAATCCAAGCTGTGGGGATGGATAGGAAGTTTGGTCGTGAGTTTTTGGCTAAGATGAAAAAGGCTAAGTTTAAGATGATTGACCAGCCTCAGCTATTCTATCTGAAATCTGAAGGGTTCAGGCGGATTGAGTTCAAAGTCAAGAACAAGGAATTTTACTATCTTCATTCTGACGCTTATGAATACTGTGTGAGCAATGTTAGAGCGATTGAAAAGGTGGATGACGCTGTGCAATATGAAAAATTAGACGGAGACGGTGGTACTGCAAGGATTGACTTGTTTGATGCCAGCGTCTTTGCTTGTATACAGGCTCTTGCTAATCTTGGCAAGGGTGGCGATGTGATGAGATTCTTTGATTAGAGAGAAAGGAGGTGAGGAAACATGGGTATTTTTGATAAGATTTGGAAACGAAACAAGCCAAGTAAGCCAATCGACATACTGAGTCATTCAGATTTAGGGTTGTCAAACCTGATGGATTCATATGTACCTTTGGCTAGAAATCCAGATGTAGTGACAGCGGTTAATAAGATTGCTGATTTGGTCTCTAATATGACTATCCACTTGATGGAAAATACAGATAAAGGTGATATCAGAATCCGTGATGGACTTGCTAGAAAGATTGACATCAATCCGTGTGAACACATGACAAGGAAGTCATGGATTTTCAAGATTGTGCGCGATTTGCTTTTGTATGGCGATGGAAATTCTGTCTTACATGTGGAATATGAACCTGTTACGGATTATATTTCTAATCTAAGACCATTTCCGATGAGAGAAGTTTCGTTCCAAACAGATAAGGATTCCTATGTAATCTCATTTAGGGGTGAAGAGTATTCCCCTGATGAAGTAGTCCACTTTGTCATTAATCCAGATCCAGATATTCCATACATTGGTACTGGTTTTAGGGTGACGTTGACAGATGTGGTTCAAAGTTTGAACATGGCTACTAAGACTAAAAAAAGCTTCATGAACGGTAAGAACATTCCTAGTCTTATCGTCAAGGTTGACTCGTCTAGTGCTGAACTAGATTCGGAGCAAGGGCGTGAGCGTATCGCTGAGAAGTATTTAAGCACTAGTAGGGTTGGCGCTCCATGGATTGTTCCAGAGGCATTGCTGGACATTCAGCAGGTAAAGCCGCTTAGTCTAACGGACATCGCTTTAAACGAGTCTGTGGAATTAGATAAAAGAACAGTTGCAGGTCTATTAGGAGTACCTGCTTTTATTTTGGGCGTGGGAGAGTTCAACAAGACAGAGTATAACAACTTTGTAAATACGACTGTTATGAGTATCGCTACCACTATTACTCAAACACTAACCAGAGACTTACTTTTGTCTAGTAATCGTTACTTCAAGCTAAATCCTCGCTCACTCTTCTCTTACAACATTACAGAGTTATCTGAGGTTGCTCGTCAAATGACAAACAGTACTGCAATGCGTCGCAATGAGTGGAGAGATTGGCTTGGTATGGCTCCTGATCCTGAGATGGAAGAGTTGATTGTCCTTGAGAACTTTATCCCTCAAGAGAAGATAGGAGACCAAAATAAATTGAAAGGAGGTGAGGAAGAGAATGCAGAAACGGAATAGTTATCGTGCCACTCAATTTCAAACTAGGGAAGAAGACTCTGGTGATTTGATTTTGAGTGGCTACTTTATCAAGTTTGACGAGGAGACGGAATTGTGGCCGGGCTACTGTGAAGTTATCAAGCGTGTAGGAGTTGAGAAAGCTATCAAAGGCGCTGATATCAGAGCTTTATTTAACCATGATGATAGTCTTGTTCTCGGTCGAACAGGTAACGGAACTCTGACACTGGGTGTTGATGATGTTGGGCTTTTTGGAGACATTATCATTAACAAGGATGACCCTCAAGCTGTTGGAGCCTATGCCCGTGTCAAGCGTGGAGATGTTATCGGATGTAGCTTTGGCTTTATTCCGATAAAAATCGAAACAGAGGAACGTGAAGATGGTTCGTATCTGGATACTGTCTTAGAACTAGAAATCTTTGAAGTGAGTCCATGTACCTTCCCAGCATATCCACAAACGGAAATTGCTGCACGGCAAAAAGACTTTGAAAGTCAGAGTCGTGCTAATCGTGAAGCGCTAGATAAGCGAAAGAAAGAAATTAAGGAGAAATTTAAGCTATGAACAAGGCATTAATCTTTGGTGCTCGTATGCGAGCAAAAGCAACTAAGGTAGTTGAGTTGGAAGAAACTATCGAAGAATTAAACAAACGCTCAGTTGTCGAACTAGAGAAGTTGGACCGTGCTGAAACAGACGAAGAAGTTTCAGCAGTTGAAAAGACTGTAGATGATCTTCAAAAGGAAATTGAAGAAAAAGAAGCTGAAAAAGCGCAGTTGGAAAAAGAAATTGACGAGTTGGAAAAACAAATCGAAGAGCAAAATCGAAAAGCACCAACACCAGGTAAAACTGAGAAACGAGGAGGAAAAACATTGGAACAACGTGAAGCATTTAACCACTACCTTCGAACAAAAGAAGTGCGTGCTGATGGTCTCAAATCTGCTGAAGGGGAAGCAATCATTCCTGTTGAATTGATGACACCTAAAGAAGCGAAACAAGACAAGACAGATTTGACTTCATTGGTCAACATCGTTAATGTTAAGAACGCAAGCGGTAAATGGGCAGTTGTTAAATTGACTGACCAAACAATGAACACCGTTGAAGAGTTGGAAGAAAACCCTGAATTGGCTAAACCAACTTTCACAAAAGTGAACTATGAAATCAAGACACGTCGTGGACATTTGCCAGTGTCTCAAGAATTGATTGATGATGCTGACTACGATGTGATGGGATTGGTTGCTAAACAAGCTAAGAACCAAGAACGCATCACTAAGAATAAAGAAATCGCTAAAGTTCTCAAGACCGCTACAGCTAAAAGCGCAGCTGGTTTGGACGGCTTGAAAGATATTCTCAACGTGGAATTGAAACCGTACTACGATGCAACTATTGTATGTACCCAATCTATGTTTGCCGCTCTTGATAAAATCAAGGACAAGGACGGTCGCTACATGCTTCAAACAGATATCACATCTCCAACTGGCTACAAGTTCGCTGGTCGTGTAATCGATGTTTATCCTGATGACATCATTGGGGATGCCAAAGGTGAAATGAAAGCCTTTATCGGTGACGTTGGAGAGTTTGCGACATTGTTTGACCGTGCGCAGACAACTGTCAAATGGCAAGATGATAAAATCTACGGTCAATACTTGGGAACTGCAAACCGTTTCGATGTTAAGAAAGTGGATGAAGCAGCAGGGTTCTATGTAACTTACACTGACGCTGCAGGGTAAGGAGGTAGCTGATGGCTTATCAAGTAATCCGTCCTTTTAAGGATTTGAGAGACCCTCAACAATATGAATATCAAATCGGGGATATTTATCCCCGAACAGGATATAAGAGCACTAAGGCCTTCATTCAAGAGTTGTTAGATGGGTCAAATAGTGCAGGATCTATTTTCTTGACTAAAATCGATGATGTCGATATTTCCGAAGGAGAAACAGAACCTCAAGAACCTGAAGAGGAAGATGAGGAGTAGTTATGGACAATGCTCAATTACTAGAATTACTAAAACTAAAATTGGGTATAGCAACCAATCTACGTGATAAGCCTTTGAATAAAATCATCGAAGCTGTCATAACTGAACTGGAAGATAATTTGGGAGTTTCGCTTGAATCAGAAAACGCTGAACACCAAATGTTTGTAGTTGATTTTGCAGCCTTTCGCTATGAGGGTGGGGTGGATATGCCACGCCACCTTTTATGGCGCTTGCATAATTTGAAATTGAGGTAAGTCATGGCATGGAACAATGAGATTACATTGATCTCAAGGGTTAAAACAGGATTAGATAAATTGCACCAGCCTCTATTTGAGGAAAAGCGATTGACTATTTTATGTCGTAAGCGTTCCATAACTCGTTCTGAATTTTATCAGGCTAGCCAGGTCGGACTTAGACCTAGCCTCATCCTTGATATTCATAGTTTCGAATATAACAACGAGGAAGAGGCGGAATTTAATGGGAAACGGTATCGTATTCTCAAGACATTTCCGATTGGTTTAGAAATTCTTGAGCTAACTTTGATGGAGGAATTGCCATGAGTGTAACAGGTGACCTTTCAGCAGAAATTGCTAAAGCACTGAGTGAGTATTCTAGTGAGTTAGAAAATGAGATTGACGCTATTGCAAAAGAGTTAGGTGATGAAGCCGTTGCGACTTTGAAGACGACAAGTCCAAAGAATAAAGGGAAGTATGGGAGAGGATGGCGTCTCAAAAAGAACGCCAAAGGATCATACGTAATCCATAATGCTACAAGCTATCAATTGACACACCTACTTGAAAATGGCCATGTCTTAAGGAATGGCGGTCGCAGTCGTGCTATCCCTCATATCCAACCTGTAGAAGAAAAGCTAATCAATTCCTTTGAACGGAAAGTGAAGGAGGCTATTCAAAAATGAAATTATCTGACCTTGTCGATATTCTAAGTCAAGCGAATCTACCTATAGCCTATCGTGCGTTTGAAACTGGACACGTTCCTCAAACACCTTACCTTATCTACTTTGAATCACATCCAGATATCAAGAGAGCAGACGACGAACAGGAATACCAGATTAAATCTGTGACTGTAGAGCTTATTTTTGGACGTAAAGACGAAGATTTGGAAGAGACCTTGGAAGAGTTATTGTCTAAACATCAACTTGTTTTTGAGGTATCAGAAGAAAGCTATATCCCAACAGAAAGGCTATCTGTCAAGCCTTACACTGTTTATTTGTACTAAGGAGAAGAAGATGACAAAAACAGAAAACAAAGTAACCTTTGGATTGAAAAACGTGCATATCGCACCAATCGAAACTATCAATGGGGAAACAAATGTCATTAGCTACGGGAAAATTTTCCGTTTCCCTGGAGCGATGAACTTGGAGCTAGAACCAAAAGGAGAATCGAAAGCAATTCCAGCCGACGATGTGGATTACCACTTCATGAACTCAAACGAAGGGTATGAAGGAAAATTGAAAGTACCGCATATCACGGAAGAGTTCGCGACAAAAATCCTAGGAGAACTCAAGGATGAGCAAACAGGAGTGTTGACTGAAAAAGGCGATGCTTCAACTAAACCGTTTGCTATTATGTTTGAATTTTCAGGAGATCAAAACAAGACTCGCTACGTTCTCTACTACTGCTCTGCTAGTCGTCCATCGAACGGCTCTGCTACTAAGAGCGGAACAACTGTCAACGAGCGTGAACTTAGCTTCAAAGCTTCACCACGTCCGCTTGATAGCGTAGTGAAACGTTCGATTACGTCAGCAGACAAGAAAGAAGTGTATGACGCTTGGTTTACTAGCGTTTATGAGCCAACATCTCTAGGGTAAGGAGTAAAGAATGCGTCGAAGTATTAAAATCAGCAATAAGCGCTATGAGCTTGCAACAAATGCCTATACTCCAATCGCTTACAAGAATGAGTTTGGGCAGGATTTTTTCAAGGACCTTTTAGGACTTTTGAAAAATAAACAATTGGTAGCTCAATTGAATCAATTAGAAAAAGGTAATGATTTGGTAGCGGAAAGCGTCGATCTATCTCTTTTAGAAGATTTTGATATTACCTTTTTCTATCGTCTATTTTGGGTGTTTGCTAAATCTGGCAATCCTAAAATTAAACCGTTTGATGATTTCTTCATGGAGATGGAAGAATTTCCTCTTGACGAAGTTTGTCCACTAATGATGGAAATGTTGAATACGGTACTGCAAACAAAAAAGAAACAGACACATCAGAAACAGCAAGCGAAGAAGCCTTCACGGTAGAATCCTATCTATCTTGTTGCAAGGAAACTGGCTTATCTATCGATGATCTCAAGCACATTTCCATTGGGATGGCTTTAGATTATCAGACAGATTATGTCAATTTGCGTAGCAAAAATAAAACGGGTAGTCGGAAGGCCACCCAAGCTGATTTTGATGCATTTTAGAGAAAAAGCGAGTGCTGAGAGAGCGATTGTGAGGACAAGTTCATTGAGTTGGCTAGTGTTCTGGTCATAGAAAACCTCTCAGCGCTCCTTATTTTTTAAGGAAAGGAGGAAATATGGCAGGAAATATCAAAGGGGTAAAAATTGAAATCGACGGCGATACCCAGCCCTTGCAGAAAGCGTTAAAAGGTGTCAATCAAGAGTCTGCTAACGCAACAAAAGAGTTGAAACAAATTGATAATGCTTTAAAGTTTGATACTGGGAATGTTACCTTACTAACCCAAAAACAAGAAGTCTTACAGAAGCAAGTTGGAACCACTCGGGAAAAACTAGAAACCTTAAGACAAGCTCAATCTCAAGTTGAAGAACAGTTCAAAAAAGGAGATATTGGCGCAGATCAGTATCGCGCTTTCCAGCGTGAAGTAGAAGTGACTCAAAATCTCCTAAAAGGATATGAGGGAAAACTAGCTAGTGTCAATCAAGCTCTTGAGGGTAATGGGAATGCAACCAAGAATAACCAAACCCAGCTGAAAGAATTGCAGAATGAGCAAAAACTACTTGCCAGCGAATCTGAAAAAGTAGTTAGTTCGTTTAAACTGCAGGAAAGTCAGATGGGTGCCAACGCTAGTGAAGCTGACAAGTTGGCATTGGCTGAAAAGAAGATTGGCGCACAATCTGAAATTGTCGCTCGCCAAATTGAAAACCTTGAAAAGCAGTTAGAAATCACTAAAAAAGAATATGGCGAAAACTCAGCCGAAGCTAACAAGATGGAAGCAGAGCTGAATCAAGCTAAGACCGCTTTTAACAATCTCAACAATGAGATGAAGGGGACTAAGTCTGTAGCAGATAGCGCACAAGAAAGCTTGGGTGAGATAGCTAAAGCTGCAAGAGCTGAACTACTCCAACAGTTTAGTGAGAAATTGGGTGATATTTCAGAAAAACTTGTTGACGTTGGGAAAGAAGCTATTGAAGCCGCTGCTTCAATGCAAGCAAGTAATGCCCAATTTAGTACAGTTTTTGGAGATATGGAAGGTCAAGCTAGAGAGGCTCTTAATAATATTGGGAAAGAAATGTCTATTGTACCAGAACGATTACAAGGAAGTTTCACCCAAATGGCCTCCTTTGCAAAAACATCTGGTCTAGATACAGCTCAAGCCTTAGATTTATCTACTAGGGCAACTAAGGCAGCCGCAGATGGTGCTGCTTTTTACGACAAATCTATTGAAAGTGTTACTGAGAGCCTTCAATCATTTCTTAAAGGAAATTTTGCCAACGATGCGGCTTTGGGGATATCTGCAACAGAAACAACTCGTAATGCGGCAGCAAATAAACTGTACGGCAAGTCATTCAAGGATTTGAGTGAAGCACAAAAGCAATTAACTTTGCTTCAAATGGTTGAAGACGGGAATGAACTTTCTGGGGCACTTGGTCAAGCTGCAAGAGAATCTGACGGCTTAGAAAACGTCATGGGGAATCTAAAACAATCTGGAACTAATGCCTTGGCTGCATTAGGTCAACCTCTTTTGGAAATGTTGATTCCTGTTTTTCAAGCTTTAGGAGACATTATAAAAGGTGTGGCAGATTGGTTTGGTACTTTGCCTGGCCCGATTAAAGAATTTGTTGTCATTTTAGGGACAGTTGTTACTGCTGTAGGAGTTATAGCACCGATATTCCTAACTTTACAAGCAGCTGCAACAGCTCTTGAACTTTCAATAGGAGGCATGATTGCCGCCGCCTTACCAATCATTGGGACAGCAGCTGCAATAGCGGCCGCAGTGGCAGCGGTCGTTGTCATTTTAAAATACTTATGGGAAACGAATGAAGGATTTCGTAACGCCGTCACAGTTGTGTGGGAGGCTATTTCATCTGTCATCAATACTGTTGTAGGTGAAATTTCAAATTTCATCATGAGTATTTTTGGAACGGTTGTAACTTGGTGGACTGAAAACCAAGAACTAATCCGTTCAATTACGGATGCTGTCTGGAATGGCATTTCCGCTATCATTAGCTCTGTTATGACTGTTATAGGTCCTCTTATAGAGGGAGAGTGGAATAATATTCAGATTATCACCTCTACAGTTTGGGAAGTGATTAAAACGGTAGTTGAAACAGCTATCAACGTTGTTTTGGGCATTATCAAGGCAGTGATGCAGATCATTACTGGTGACTGGTCGGGTGCTTGGGAAACCATTAAGAGCGTCGGAGAAACAATCTGGAATGGGATTGCAAGTGTCATTGGGACTATCTTTAATGGCATAGCGCAGCTATTGTCTAACATCTGGAACACCATCTCAACGGTTGCATCAACTGTTTGGAACGGCATCAAATCCACTCTCTCAGGAATATTTGATGGTATTTCAAGCTCGGTTTCAAGTGTCTTTAACGGTATAAGAGATACGATTAGCAATATATGGAATAGTATCAAGTCAACCGCAAGTAGTGTCTGGAACGGCATTAAAGATACAATCGGCAATGCTATTAACGGTGCTAAGGATTTAGTTGGTAGTGCAATTGAAGCTATTAAGGGATTCTTTAACTTTGAATTTAGATGGCCTCACATCCCTCTACCACACTTTAGTATTTCAGGCTCTCTTAACCCAGTTGACTGGTTGAGTAACGGGTTGCCAAGTATTGGCGTAGAGTGGTATGCCAAGGGTGGTATCTTGACCAAGCCGACTGTTTTCGGTTCAAACGGAAATAGCCTTATGGTTGGTGGAGAGGCTGGGAACGAGGCTGTCTTACCACTAAACGAACGCACCTTGGGAGCTATCGGTCGTGGAATTGCTCAAACAATGGGAGGTCTGTCTCCTGTTATCAATGTCAGCATTAGCGGAAACAACATCAGTGAAGAGATGGATATCAATCGCATTGCTGACGTTGTCGCTCAAAAGATTGCGGATGAACTGCAACGGAAAACACAACTTAGAGGAGGAATCGCATGATCAAACATAATGAATTGGTGATCGATGGTGTAGCAACCTCCTCCTTTCCTTTTGATGTCATTGTAGAAGAAGCGCCATCCATCGTGATTGCCAATAGCAAGACAAAACTATGGGAGCACGATGGGATTAGCGGAGCAATCCTACAAACCAATCATCATAGAGGAATGGTTGAGAAATCCTACACGCTTCACTTAGTCAAACCAAAAGAAGAGGACTTAAACCGTTTCCTGACTCTCTTTGCTAGGGAAAACTTTTGGCTTGAAAGCGAACGTGTTAAAACAACCAAGATGTGGTGTTACAAGGTAAAGATTTCTGAGACTATTAGAAACCGTGCAGGGTATTATGCGCTTAAAGTCACATTTGAGTGTCACCCTACAAAATTTTTCAAAGCCACGGATAATCAGACTTTCTCAAGAAGTGGAACTTTAAGAACCAAAGGCTCTGCTTTGGCTTTTCCGACAATTACCATAACTGGTCAGAGTACGACTGAGGTTAGTTTCACAGTGGACAGACAGGTCATCCGCTTAGAAAGACTATCTGGAAAAGCTATCATGGTAAATAACCCTAACAATCCTAGTTTCTTGGACGGAACGGGTTCCAGAATTAAGTGGACAGGGGATTTTATCACGATTGACCCTATCAAAAAACAAGATGTTGGGATTGTCTTAGGTGCTGGTATTAATTCCATGACGATTGAAACTGTGTGGGGGTGGGCGTAATGCTATATTTGCTTGAAAGTGATACTCGTAACGTTAAATGGAACGGTATCCCACTGCATGAAGCGACTTCAGCAATCATCAAAGAGCAAATGAACGGGGATTTTACCCTTACCGTTCGCTACCCTATCACGGACTCTGAGATTTATCAACTTTTCCGTGAAGATATGTTGATAAAGGCACCAGCGCCTGTGCTTGGTCCGCAGTTGTTCCGTATCAAGAAGCCAATAGAGAATGATGATCATTTAGAAATCACTGCTTACCATATCACTGATGACGTCATGCAGCGGTCTATCAATCCTCTGTCTGTCAACAAGCAGAGTTGTTGGCAGGCTCTTTCTCAATTGGTACAAGTTGCTAAGTCTCCTATCAATGATTTTTCATTTACCAGTGATATCACGGACAGGCGCACCATCAATACGAAAGAAGTAGAAACACTCTACAGCGTGTTAATGGATGGCGCTCACTCAATTGTAGGAACATGGGAAGGAGAGATGGTTCGGGACAATTTCGCTATCTCAATTAAGCGAAATCGAGGAGAGGACAGAGGTGTTATCATCTCTACCCACAAAAACCTAAAATCCTATCAACGAACCAAAAACTCACAAAATGTTGTTACTCGGATTCATGCTAAGTCTACATTTAAGACAGAGGGTGCCAAGGAAGATACAACGATTGCCATAACGGTTGATAGTCCGCTGATTGGTGCCTACCCTTACATCAACGAAAGAAGTTATACAAATAATAACATTCAGACCGTTGATGAGTTGACAAAGTGGGCTAGCGCTAAATTTACTAACGAACACATAGATAAAGCTACAGATGCCATTAAGATTGAAGCCTATGAACTTGATGGGCAAACTGTCCATATGGGAGATACAGTCAACCTGAAAAGTTATAAGCACAATGTGGACGTTTATAAGAAAGCAATTGCCTATGAGTATGACTGTTTAGCAAACAATGGACAAGGTGCCTATCTGACCATTACCTTTGATGACAAAGTAAAATCAGGGGGCAATGGTGGTGGAGTGTCAGCAGTAGCAAATGCAATCTTGGACAAGCAAGAAACAAAATTTGACATCATGCTGGAGCGTGCGATCGCCAACGCTGACCGTGCGTTTGATGCTGAATTTGCCAAGCATGAGAAAGCTATCACGGATGCCATCGAGCAATACAAGGCTAAGGCTGAAGAATTTGGCGCTAAAATCCACGAGGAAATGGAGAAAGAGCGTCCTGAGTTCGTGAAGCTAATCCGTGAGGAATTGATGAGTGGTGCGGACTCAATCGCTGAATTAAGCAAGAAACTGGAGCAGGTCAGTGAGACTGCAAGGGTCAATGCAAGTCTGATTGGTGGCGACGGGAACACCCAGTACAATAAGAACCGTCTTAATGGTGGCACGGCTAAGAAAATCAGTTACGGAACAGATTTCGTAGAAGTCGGTCACAACGGAGAGGGCTTTGAACTTGGTAAGACTTACGTCATCAGCTGGTCAGCAACCTGCACGCCGTACGGTAAGACAGATATGACTGTTGTAGTGAATAAGACACCGTTTTACGGTGGACACGTTCATTTAGCACCTGCTAATACAGTCATGCCAGCGATTGATAAAGACCTTGTCCAGAAAGAGGAGCAGGTCTTAGCGGTCTACTACGGTGCCTATCGTCTGACTTTCTCAGGGGACTGGTATCAGAATGTAGAGCAATCTGTGACGATTGACAATCAGACAAGACGGATTGAACTAGCGCCAGTCTACAAGACGGTTGCTGATGGGCAAAATGCTAGATATGACGGAAGTTGGAGCGAGAGTCCAACTTTTATTTTTGACGGAGGTAGAACATGACGGAAACAATCCCAGTAAGGGTTCAACACAAGCGCATGTCAGCGAGTGATTGGGCAAGTAGCCCTCTGGTCTTACTTGACGGAGAGTTAGGCATTGAAAGTGACACAGGAAAGGTCAAGGTCGGAAATGGCCGTGACCGATTCTCAGCTCTTCAATATCTGACTGGACCAAAAGGAGACCGTGGAGAGACGGGGCCAGCAGGACCAAGAGGTGCTGATGGTGTTGTGCGTTTTGAAGGTTCAGCCGCAGAGCGTGCTTTAGAGCAGTATGCCAAAAAGTCTGAAACTCCAGTATATCGCATTGCTAAAGGAGATATCCATGGTGCAAATATCGGCTCAGTCGCGACAGTAAAAACAACCGATATCATGAACCCTGACGGTATCAAGGTAGGGGATATTGTTGAAGACCTTTGGACGAATGACAGTACTGTGGATTATGAATTTTGGAAGGTAACGGCTGTCAACGGTACTAATATTAGTGTTCAAAAAATTGGTAAGAGAACATTCGTTATTTCTTACAATGACACAGAATTAAAACGCAGGGTTACAGCTCTAGAGAATCGTCCTACATTTGACACGTTGACTCAGACACAACGAAATAGCTTGCGAGGACCAGAAGGTGCTAGAGGTCCAGCGGGTCCAGCAGGTCCCAGAGGTGCAGACGGAGCTAGAGGTGCAGATGGAGCGCCTGGTCAGAACATCATCAATCAAAATGGTGGACAAGCGATTAAATACTGGGCTGGAACAAGGTCTCAATATGACGCAATTTCTAACAAAGATGCTAATACCATCTACGATATTTATCGCTAACAGGAGGTAATATGGCACGAGAAGGAATTTACGTGGGCTCTAAAGAAATTATTCAGCGTTATGTCGGTACAAGGCTGGTTTGGGAGAAAGTCACAATCCAGTTTGACGAAATTTTAAGATTCACTTCAAATCGCTTTGGGTCATTTTGGCGTTTTGGATCTACAGAAAGAGCCTTCATCGACTTAGGGATATCCGAACGTCGTCCGTATGGTTTGGATGGAATAGAGGATTGTAATGTGGTGAAACTTCAAAATTCTAACAAAATCTTTGAAGTTAGGGTAGTAATAAGTCAACGAGATACTGGCTATTCAACAAGTTACCAAAGACGATACAACTACCAATTGTTTGTCATTTTTAAAAATACGGATGAGGTACAGGATTTCATCTCCAATAAGTACAACGAAACCTATATTTTTGGCAGAAAAAGAGGAGGCTAGCATATGGATATTACCATTCAAAACGTTCGTTCGCCTGCTTTGGAGCATAACGGACGGTATTACAAGGTATTTCAGCCACGGACACGAGATGAACTGCTGAAGCTTCATCACATGGGCTGTGTGGGTGATACGGTGCTGACAGATATCCAGTTGGAGCAGGGAGATTTCCCGACTAACTTTGTGGAACCTACTGTCACGCAACGCACCTTGTCAGGTCTCTTCAAGGATATGCGTTCTATTGAACTGGAATTGAGAGATCCAAACAGCACTCTCTGGGGCAAAATCCAGCAGAACAATCAAGGGGCGCTGACCCAATTCTTTGATACGAATGTTAAGAGCGCCATCGCTCAGACAGCTAGAGAAATCAGGCAGGAAGTGCGAGACGCTGCCAACAGTGCGAGGGTTCAAGTGACACCAGAAGGTGTGACTATCGGATCTACTACCTTGACTGGTGAGCAGTTAGCCTCTACCATTTCGACCAGTTCGAAAGGTGTGGACATCATCGCTCCGAAAGTCAGAGTAAAATCCGACATGATTGTGGATGGTGCGGTGACTGCTGGGAAGTTAGCAGCTGGGTCTGTGATTGCCGAACATATCCAAGCTGGGGCTATCACAGGCGATAAAATCAGCGTAGATGATGCCCTGATTCGTAATCTGACCGCTAGAGATGCCTTAATTGACAAACTGACATCTAAGGAAATCTTTGCGACTAAGATTGAATCTGTCGTGTCTAGCTCGACATTTCTTGAAGCCTATCAAGGTAAAATCGGTGGTTTCACGCTTGGACAATTCGACCAAGGTGGCGGACGCTGGATTTCTGGTGTGAACCATTTCGCAGTTGGAATGGGGAATGGAGAAGGTCGAGGGACCAGAACCGCATTTTGGGCAAATTGGGGCGATAGCTGGAACATAATTGGAGATAGGGCTTGGTATGTGAATACCGACGGCAAAATGTACTGTAAGAATGATTCAATCTTCTATAGACAAGTCACATTTGACACTAATTGTTCTGTTGATTGTTACGGCATCCAGACGTTCTATAAATCGCCTGTCTTTGTTCACGGAATTGAACTGGGTGCAGCAGATATTTACGGTAACGGCTCAAATCCAAAGGGCGGAAAGAATGCGGTCGTCTGGTGGAACCAAGTTGGAAGTGGAAGTGTGAAATACTGGGGAGATAAATCTTCAGATAGACGCTTGAAAGAAAATATCACAGATACAGCTGTAAAAGCCTTGGACAAAATCAACAGACTAAACATGGTCGCATTTGACTTTATCGAAAGCAAGAAACACGAGGAAATCGGTTTGATTGCTCAAGAGGCTGAGACTATCGTTCCAGAAGTCATTTCACGAGACCCTGAGAATCCAGATGGCTATCTGCACATCGACTATACCGCTTTTGTTCCATACTTGCTGAAAGCAGTCCAAGAATTAGACCAAAAAATCAAAGAAATGGAGAACATACATGGATAATCACACAATCGACAAGCTAGTAACTGAGTCGCTCGTCAACCGTTTGGCTGATAGCGAATTGAATAGTGCGCATTTAGAAGCGCACTATACGCTGGCTTTGGCTGAATTGCAGGCCTTTAAGGCGGTGCTGGAATATGAACCAGCACTCAAAGAACTTTTTGAGGAAACACAAGCTAAAATGAAAGGAACTAATTAATGACTTACAAATTAACAGGAAGCCCGACTTTAAAAGGGGAAAAGAATGTCACTATCGTAACGATTGAGAAAGAAGAACCTGGACGCTACAGCTATGAGCGTGTTGAATTGCCAGGTAATCGCATGAATGATAATGAAGAAGTGCTGATTCAAGCCGTTTTAGATTTTATTAGAACGGAACTTGATCCGACGAGCGCTCTTGTACAGGCTCAGGCTAAGTTAGAAGAAACTCACGTTAAGCTTCAAGAGAATGAACAGAAATTAGCACAAGCCGAAGCTAAGCAGACGGCCACAGACCAAGCAGTTAAACAGAACAAGACTGAAAGCGACCACTACGGCAAAGTTAGCTACGCATTAGTTTTAACGTTGATAACAGAAAAATTGCTTCAGTACGGAACAGCTTATAAAGTTTTAGTTGATTTAATTCAATCAGCTGAAGTAGGTAAACGCTATATGCCAGGTGATTTGATTACCATCGAAGACCCAGAGCACGTTGAGTTGGATGGTGAAGGTAAGAGGGTTCTAGTACAACTTAACCGTGAATTTACTTATAATGGAGAGCCTGCAAGCGACTTTATTCGTAATGGACGTCTTGAACGTGATGGATATGGCGCAGCATGGAAGTACGAGCCTAAAGAACAAAATGAGCCTACGAATGTCGCACCAGTAGCTACAGTTTCTACGACAGCTACCGTGGCACCTACAACTGCAGAATCTCCTGCTACAACAGTTACACCTAACCAATAGTGGAGGTGCTTTATGGACGTCTTACAATCAACAGAGCATTTCTTCATGAACGTGCTACCAGTAGCTTCACCGATTATTATCGCTTGGCTTAGCTACAAACTGCCGAAGAAATCAAAGGAACAGACAGACCAAATCATTTCGGAATTGAATGATGTCAAAGGAAAAATCAAAGATGTCCAAGAAACTGCATGCGACAGTAACACCAAAATTGACGAAGTACAAGCAAAGCTAAAACTGCACGACGATGCGCACCTTGTAACGATGAGGATGCGTCTCGATCGTGATATTCGCAGGGCTATCCGTCGTGGATTTACCACAAAGGATGAGTTCTATGTAGTGGAGAACATGCACAATAGCTACAAGGCGCTTGGTGGCAACGGCTACATAGATCACTTGTACAACAATTTTGAAGCGTTGCAGATTAGAGATGACATCTTAGTTGAAGATGAGAAAGGGGCGCAGAATGGTCTGTAATCTCAATACGACCAATCTTGCTCAAGTTGATGGCGGTTACCTCATCAAACAGGGTGATGTGGCTTCTACCTTTGGATTTGTCCTCTTAGACGAAGATTATCGAGCCGTCCCCTCTCTTGAAGGGGAGGTGGCGGTTGTTAGTCTGACCATGGACAAGTACCAATGGAAGAAGAAGGTGACTGTCACGAACTCAAGCGTGAATTTTAATCTGGATGCTATCTTGCCTGTTGGGAAATACCGCTTAGAGATCAGCACTGGCGGATATATTTTCCCGAGCGATAAAGCTACGCATATCAAGGTAGTTGCTTCAGATAAGGAATTGGTCACAGAGGAAGTCCATGCTCTCAAAGAGCTGGATATAGCAAAGGAAGTTGAGAAACAACTTGCAGTAAAAACAGTAACAGATGGTGGAGTATGTCCGGAATTTCCCGATCTACTCTTCTTTTATAATCTTGGAAAGGTATAGAAAAAAATGGAAACTACAAAATTAACAGAATTTGCCCGCACATTGGGAGAAGATAACAAACGAGTTAACGAAGAATTGAAAACCAAGGTTAGCACGTCAGCAATGACGCAGGCTATCTCACAGGCAGTCACTCAAGCTAAAACGGAAGTTAAGGCTGAAATTTTAGGCGAAGGAACGCCTGAAAATCTTGATACGCTGAAAGAAATTGCGGATAAAATCACGAACATGGGTCAGGATGAAAATGGCGCACTTTTGGGAAAAGTGACAGAGGTTAGCGGACGCGTTGACCAGATTGCTAATCTTGATTTGGTTGCGACATATAATCAAGCGAAAGCGTGAAGCCTATGAATAACCTTGAAAGTCTAGCAACAGAAATTGGTAAGGATATCAAGGGCATTAAAGAGCAACATGTTACGAAAGATGAGCTGGAGGCAAAGCATTATCTTACTGAGAATCAAACTCTCAGCTTAGAAGGCAACAGACTGAGTCTCACAAATGGTGGTTCTGTTAATCTTCCAACTGTTTTGAGAAGCTCAGAATATCGGATTTCAAAATCGGATATTGCCGGAAACGAAGTCGGTGCTACTGCGACAATACCAATCAATTCTTTAATGAATCCAATAGGTATCAAATTTGGAGATGTAATTCAAAGCTTTAATAACAACTCTGAAGGAGCAAATGAAGGCTACTGGATTGTAACAGGCATTAGCGCTCAAGGTATTTCTGTGAGAAAGATTGGCTCAAGACACTTGTATTCAACTTACAATGATACTGAGTTGAAACAAAAGATTTCAGCTTTAGAAAGCCGGCCATCATTTGACACACTGACACCGACTCAACGGAATAGCTTGAAGGGTGAGAATGGTCATAGTTTAAGTGCCAATGTCCGTATCGAAGGGTCTTATAGAAATGGCGCGACTAGTCAGTTAAACCTGTTTGCGGATGTATTCTATGATGGCGAAGCAGTCACGAGTGGTTATACTCTTGATTATTACTACCGTGGTTTTGGGAACAATAACTGGGGTGTGTTGAGA